CCTTGTGCTGGGGGAATATGACCCTACGCATGCCTATCCTTGGTCCATGAGTGGAGGGTGGACGCAATTCAATGCCCAGTTCTCGCAGTCTCTCTTCGAATGTGTTTTTATCCATATGCTCACTGACCCCTGCAGGTCACAGTTATTTAAATGTTGGTAAAGTGTGTGGGAAATAAAGTGGAGACAGTTAAGGGGATGAAATGACTGCGTTAGGATGTATGGCAACAAATAGACTGGGCCATTTCACAAAACTGTCTCCATCAGTATTTACTAGTAGAGTGTGTGTGGGTATACAAGGAGTGAGTTTGCACTCACTCACAATTGACTTGCGTCAATTGTCTTTCTTCTCTTCAGTCACAAGAAGACTTTTAGTAAAATCTTCCTAGTTAGGTTCACTACATCCAACTTTGCAACGTAAAGGGTTTGCATATCTTACGTACTGTTTCCAGTGTCTGACTTCCATTATTGCACACATCAGGTGAACCATGATTGACTTAAAGTCCAAGTGTACAACATCCAATCGCCATATAGTCTTCACAAAAACGATCAGCATAACTGCCTATTTTTTTATACTGTCCTTGCCCAACAGTTTGGGTTGCATCCGACCTACACAATCAAAGGGTGTGTTCAACTTTTCTTAATTTGTTGAGATGCTATGTTGCCTTGTGGGAAATTTTATTTGCCTATTTGTGCCTATTTTCACAAGTATATATGTGGATGTGTACAAAGAGCAACCTAAATGTGGTTTGATGCTTGTAGAGACGTCTGTGTGCTGTTAAACGGTATGTTACAGTGGGTTTAGCCACCACAACTAGCACTGTGTGATAGCATACAATTTAAATATTGCAGATGATGCCGCACACAGAAATTGAAGCCATACACAGCCGTAATGGACGCACCTATTGGGTTGACGCAGGAGACAAACTTTACAAACAGAGATTGAGTGTGGGACAATACCAAAGAGCCAATTGGTTGTTTGCACAACAACACATTCAAAAATTTAGACGATGTTTGGACATAGGTAGCAACAATGCCTGTAATGCCATTCATTATGCTGAACGTTTCAGTTATGTAGAATGTTGGGAACCAACCCAACTGGCACAGCGATTGTGGCATTTGACAGTGCGAGACAATGATGTAAAAAATGCGACACTGCACACTCAAGCACTGGCAGAAACTGCCAAAACCACACAGATGGTTATACATTGGAAAAATGGAGGACACAATCATTTGGAAAACCGGCCCAACAGAACAAAGCCCAGGCAAAGACACACACAAACAGTTGAATGTGTCACACTGGACAGTTATCATTTAGAGGATGTGGATTTCGTCAAGATAGATGTGGAAGGATATGAATGGTTTGTGTTGCAGGGTGCAGAACAAACCATACAAGCACACCGACCCATAATACAATTGGAAATAGTGGCATCACAGTGTCGCAAGTTTGGTTATTGGGCAGAAGACATGATTGATTGGCTGAGAGCAAGAGGTTATAGATGTCGTTCTAAAAAAAGAGGATGGTTGGATGGTAGTTTTGTCAGTTATAGAAATCAATTACAACACGAAGGTGTACACCAAAAAGGAGACATGGATCTGTTCTTCATACCACAAGACGCACACACACAACAGTTGGATCCAAGGCTAACACTGTTCAAATAGATTACCAACCACACTTGACACACAATAAATAGATGTTATAATAAGAAGTGTACAAGGCGCATTTTAGTTTTTTAAGCACGCCTTTACAATTAAAAAGTTACAGGGCACTGCCGTCAAGTATGCCAACATTCATAGCAGTGCCTTGTATAAAACAAAGCAAGGAGAAAACATGATAAAGAAGATACTAACCATCAGCACATTGGTAATGCTTACCAACTGTGCTTACAATCCAAAAATAGACACAGCAGGTAGATCCGGCACATTTCCAGAAGCCAAAGCAGTTGAAATAACCAATGACATACAGCACTGCAAACAATTCGCCTCGGACAACACATTTAGATTGTATGACACACTCAATTGGGGTTGGGGACAATACTTCCACATAGCCACATTGGGCATAGTGCCAGCAAGAGAATTAAAATACAAACAAAGGGTGCAGAAATGTCTTGAAGGCAGAGGGCATTCTGTAGTAAAATAGAATTTGACAGATGGTTGCTCTAAATTTATAGTTGGATTTGGTGCTTATAAGTCCGTCTGTCAATGATCCTGAAGTCCTACTCCTTGCAAACGAGCATTGGGCTGTTAACATGACAGGATCGTGTGCTGGTTCGGGTGATGCCACCAGCACACACACGAAGGAACACAAAATGAACAATGAACAACGCATACAAGCACACAATGAAATGGTACGTGAACAATTAAGAGCAGAAGCACAAGCAGAAACAGACAAAAGAACACACAAGCGAGCACAAGAACGACTCAGCAGACAAATTAACTGCGTACAAAATAGATCCAAAGGACAGAGCGACAGAGAAAAATGGGGACACACCAAGCGGACACAAATGGTGGATTGGGACGTAAATAATAATGAAGCATCGTCAAGTTCTTTAACTCCAAGCAAAGACAATGTTGAGGGTGCTTCACAATGACTCATAAAGTTATACACGGCGATTCAGCACAAGAACTAAAAAAATTAGCAGACAACAGCATAGACGCTGTGGTGACAGATCCACCCTATGGCATAGAATTCCTAGCCAAGGAATGGGACTCAAACACAGGAGCAGTGGAGATATGGTCAGAATGTTTCAGGGTATTGAAGCCAGGTGGCTACCTATTGGCATTCTCAGCGGCAAGAACATACCATCATCTTGCCACCAACATAGAATCAGTGGGATTTGAAATCAGGGATCAGATAATGTGGTTGTATGCTTCAGGATTCCCCAAGGCACAGGACATAGGCAAAGCAATAGATAAGAGACAGGGCAAGAAGGACCCTAATTTCAAAGGCACAGAAACATTCAATCTTACATTTGGAGAAAACCCAGGTCAGAGATTATGTGCAGTATGTAAGAAAGATCAAACAGCAGTGTATCAGTGTGATAGAGTGGATTGTGGACAAAAATATTCAGCACAAACTCCCCAAGGACAACAATGGCACGGTTGGAAGACAGCACTCAAACCAGCACACGAACCCATCTGTATGGCTCGTAAACCTTTCAAAGGTTCAACCATAGACAATGTGTTGACTCACGGTGTTGGAGCACTCAACATAGATGCAACAAGGATTGATTGGGACGAAAAAGCACTTGCAAACATCCAGAGACAAAATGAACTTGGAGGAGAAATTGTTGGAGGCGGTATTGAAAAATACGCAACTGTTGGTGAAGATGCTGATAGTAAACACGAAACACAACGCATATTGTTAAATCAACAAGGTAGATTCCCATCAAATGTATTAGGTGAAGTAGAAGGTTATCAAAAGTTCTTCTACTGTCCCAAAGTCAGCCGCAAGGAGAGACACAGGGGATTTGAACAGGATCACATACCGGATCCTTTAGCAAACTATTCACAGGGCGATGTCAAGAACCATCCGCTGTGGGATTCAAGCATAGGCACCAAAATCCAGAGATTAAAGCACAAGATCCTAGAACACGAAAAAACTTTAGGCAATGAACACCGAGTAGCAGGAAATGTGGGCAACAATCACCCCACGGTTAAACCGGTTGAGTTGATGAAGTATTTGATACGTTTGGTCACACCACAAGGAGCACACGTGTTGGATCCATTCTGTGGATCAGGTAGCACAGGCATGGCGTGCAAAGAGTTGGGCAACACATTCACAGGCATAGAGCAGGACAAGAACTATGTGAGCACGGCACAGCAGAGAATAGATGCCACAGTGACAGACCCCAAACACACACTGTTTGAATGAGGCTAAACCTACGCAGTTATCTACAACAACAGGACCTAAGTGATGCCACAGTTGCAGACATACAACAGCACACACTGGACTTCTGCAGGGACAGGGGCATTGACGGCATAGAAACACACCCATATGGCCCAGCATTCCATTATCAAACTGTGGAACACACACAGCATCGCACAGGCAGAGACATCATGTATGAGAGTTGGGAAGTGGAAGACTATGTGAGTACAGCACAGTTCAAAGCATACATCCTGGAATGCACCGAATTGGAAATACCAAAACTAACCAGAAATCAACTGCTGATAGATGTGCTGAAAGGTTGACACACAACAAATACGTGTTATAATTGTGAACACGATACGGCTCACGCGGACAAAATTTCTATTACCAAAACAAAAAGATTACCAACAGTGCTTGACTTGGCGGCTGAGATGTGCTATAATAAATACATAATATAAACAAATGCAAGGAGCAAACACAATGACAAAGACGATACAAAATCTTATACTCAAGCACGGAGCAGATGAATTGCACAGGTTGATTGACACAGAAGTTGCAAGACAACAGGATCTCAAGCAGATGCAAGAGATAATGAGCACACATCTAAGAGCCAAGCAATGGTTCACCAAGTTCGCAAAGGACAACAAACTAACAGTCAAGCAGATATACAATCAACGCTTAGAACGACAACAAGACGATTATGACCGGTATGGTAAGAGTTGTTTAGCACTTAATGGTTGGAGAAGCAATAGCCCATATGTGTATCTTTGGTTGAACAGGGATGGTAGACCTCATTTGGAAATAGGCACAGGAACAAATGGTTTATATGCTGTAGGATACAAAGACACCATGGCAAACATCAAAGAAGTCATACGATTACAATCAGTAAAATAAACTTTAAATAGTACTACTATGAGATACAAAATAACCATAACAACAGGTGCACACACCAGCACAGTGTGGGTAAATGCAGAATCAGAACAAGAAGCAGTACAACAAGTAACTGTAACAGCAGAGAGAGACAGCATTAATAAACGCATGATGACTGAGTATGACAGTGCATTGAGCACAGAGAAGCACACAGTCACAGCATAAAAATCACACACAAAAGAACTGGGTAACACACATTGTAGAGCTGTGAGAGAGCAGAAGATGTTGTGGATATGGTAATGCATATGGTGTAGTTTTTGGCACCACCTTTACCATTCACACTCAAACCCACAATTCAACCTGATATCAGCCTTTAAGCCACCGTATGAACCGTTTGGAACCAGATTCGAACCATGGTAACAGTTGGTAATCGCTGGTAAACAGTGGTATAGGGTGATAAAAGTAGAAAAAATGATCCATTCTGGGCACTGTGGTGTGAATTCTTTTCTGGGTTGACACCGTCCCCTGAAATATGGTTTGGTAATGTGCGTAGCCACGTTGCAAATTTTTTTACACCTTTGGTAGTAAATAGCACAAATCCGCACTGTGCCTCAAAACCCAGATCCAAAAAAATCCATCAGCAAAAACTCCGTCACTGAAAACCAGGGTTCTCCACCGCGGCGTGTGACTGTGCTCACCCTACTGCCAGCCTGCAACCATGCGGGCTGTACCCACAGTAAATAATGATGTCCACAGAGCTAGATGGTGTGGAGGCACACCCAAACCATGGTTGAGTTCGTAAATGCGGTTCATTGAATACTGTGGACATATTCTTATGTCAGGAACCGGTTGACAGTGTCAGATATTTTTGTTATAATAAATACTATGAACACATGGACACACTCAAATCAACAGGGGCGAAGCACATCAGGGGAGAGCACCAGTGACTGAGTTCCCGGAATTTTTTTTTAACGCAGGGGCATCCACCTACCTGGAGCCCACATCAGGCACATGGCACGTGGTGCTGGCATATCCCTCACAGCAGGATTGGCAGATAGGATCAGATGCTTGGCACTGCACACGTTTCAACGCACAACCACCCACACAAGGAGAACTAACACAATGACCAACAAACAAGTACCATGGAACAAGGGCATGAAGATGCCACCCATGTCACAGGAATCCAAAGACAAGATAAGCAGAGCCAACACGGGCAAGAACCGGGGCAAGAGGCCCTACAGATGGATCACAGGACCAGATCCAATTGTGCAACGATTGAGACGCAGATGGTTGCTGGCAAAAAACCAAGCCAAGTATTGGAATCAACCATGGCAGATAAGTTGGGATCAGTACAGGGATCTGCTGTTGGATCACGAGGACCAATTGGGCAATCGTGCTGACGCAATGAACCTTTGCAGGACAGACAAAACGGAAGGATGGACCATTGGCAATGTGACCATAATGACACAGAGTCAAGCAGGACAGAGAAAGAAAATACGAGACAGTGAGGGCAACGTCATTAGGCGTACCAATACCAACGGAAACAAACAACAAAAGAGGAGAAATAATGAAAACACAATTTGAACCACAAGAATTACAACTGATGGCACAGATAATAGATTTGTCATCACAGAGAGGAGCCTTTAGGGCCAATGAAATGTTGGCTGTGGGTGCTCTACACAAGAAGATACTGGACACACTAAAAGCCACACAACCAAATGTGCCAGAAACATCAGAAAAACCAAAAGAACCATACATCAAGGACTAACAGGAGAAACATATGGCAAAAGAAACAAGACGTGAAAAAGCACACGTGTTAAAATTATTAAGAAACATCAAAAGAAGCAATCCTACAGACCCGCTTCATCCAGACAGTTATGAACAACGTGAGATGAGGGTGAACAAACAGGGTGCGGAATGGGAGTTTATCAGCATCTGCAGACAAGCGGCACTGATAGGAGCCCAATATCAAGAAGACTTCCATCATTATATGCCTGACAGGGTAGCGGAAGGCATCATATTAAGCAATCCAATAAGTTTTGCACAGAAAGTATTGGACGAATTAAATGATAATGGTTCATACAAGTCTAAAAAACCAAAAAGCAACAAGGAGAAAGCATAATGAGTTATCTACACACACCAAGATCCAAAGGTTACACAGATGCATCAGGCAAGTTTAATGATGCAGTGATGTTGGTAGGTGAAAGCAATGAAGAGAGATTGGAAGCATATGATTGGCTTACTAAAACACAGCAAGACATCCACGATCTACAAACAATGAATATGTTGCCAGGCTGGAATCAACACGACGATGATGTCATTCCAGGTATTGCACAAAACATAGGACCCATACACAGGGGTGGTAGATTCAAAGACATAGTAAAATATCAACTTGAAAAATTGTTTAAGGCATTGGTTAAAGTTGAAAAGGCTGTGGAACAAGCGACTGGACACACACTATCAATACCAGACTATTTCAAACCTAAGAACATGGCAGAGACTGAACCAATGTTAAGCAATCAATTGGTCAAGAGATACAATGACATTAGAAGAGACGGTGAAGCAGAACAACAGGACCTTATGCAGGATCCCTCATTGATCAATGACAACTATGCCAAGTTCAAAGACGTATGGGGTTGGTACTTGAAAAAGAAAAAGAAAAAGTAACAGTATTAGACCAGTTTGATCTCCAATAAATACTTGCGGAGTTAAAGACAATAACAATTGGAGATTAAACAATGGCAAAAGCCAAACTTACAACCAGAGGCATTAGCACTTCAACAGTAACCAGTGATAACCTAGCAAAGGGATCACAGTTAACACACAATCAATTAGATTCAAATTTTTTAAACCTAAGAGACCAAACATTTGGCATAGCGGCGGATGATTCAGCCACTATACAGGTAGGTGCAGGTGACACCATATACATACAGGGTGGTTCAAACGTAACCACATCAACGGATTCAGCAGGAGTTGTAACAATCAATGCAACAGGTGAAGTAACTGCCAGTTCAACAACAACATTCACAAACAAAACATTTGACGCGGATGCAACAGGAAACAATTTAAGCAACATAGAAGTTGCCAATTTAAAATCAGGTGTGCTAGACACAGACATTAGTTCTGTATCAGGATCAGATGATACACTTGCTTCAGCCAAAGCAATTAAAACATATGTGGATTCTACAGCAGGTGCAGGTTTTAAAGTAATAGGTGATGACAGTGCTGGAGTTGATATACCTGCTAATGGAACTTTATACATACAGGGTGGTAATAATGTTACAACTGCTACAGACTCGGCAGGAGTTGTTACAATTAACGCAACAGGCGAAGTAACAGCAAGTTCAACCACAACATTCACAAACAAAACTTTAGATGCCAATGGCACAGGCAACAGCATTACAAATTTAGAAGTGGCAGACTTGGCTTCTGGTGTGTTGGACACTGACATAAGTTCAGTAAGTGGGTCCGATAACACACTTGCATCTGCCAAAGCAATTAAAACATATGTGGATTCACAAATCAGTGGAGTAGCAACTGGACAAGGATTCAAAGTAATAGGTGATGATTCAGCCGGCGTAGATATACCTGAAGCAGGAACATTATACATACAAGGTGGCACAGGAATAACAACAGCAACTGATTCTGCAGGCGTTGTAACCATTAATGGACAGACTGGTGACATAACATCAGTTGTTGCAGGCAGTGGTTTGACAGGTGGCGGAACAAGTGCAGATGTTACTCTAAACATTGGTGCAGGCACAGGTATTGATGTGGCCGCAGATGCTATTTCGGTAGATGTGTCAGACTTCTTGACAAATGGTTCGGACAACAGAGTTGTTACAGCAACAGGCTCTGATGCAATGAATGGTGAGGCAAACTTAACATTCGATGGATCAATACTTGGTGTAACTGGCACACAAACAATCACAAACACAACAACAGATGATTCTTTAACAATCACAACAACAGAAGATTCAGCCACAGCGGCTCCTGTTATTACACTAAAAAGAAACAGCGGTTCACCAGCAGATGCTGACTACTTGGGACAATTAAAATTTAAAGGTGAGAACGATGCCGATGAAGCAATCAACTATGCAAAAATTACAGGTAAGATATCAGATGCATCGGATAGCACAGAGGATGGATTAATTGAATTTGCTTTGATGAAAGCAGGATCAAACAACATCGGTGCAAGACTTAATTCAACAAACTTGCAACTGTTAAATGGCACAGGTTTAGAATCAAACGGAAACATCAGCACAGATGGTGCTCTTGCTGTAACAGGTGCTTCCACACTAGACGGTGTCACAGTCACAGACAATACTATTAGTTCAAATGCCTCAAATGCCGATTTACAAATTTCAGCAAGTGGTACCGGAGACGTTGTAGTCGATTCGGTTCTTACCGGTGCATCAGGAGGTGGTACTATTACAATTGGTCCTACTATTAAGGTTGGACGTGGTTCAAGTAGTGGCACAGTAATGAACCGAATTGCAGGACAGACTTTAACTGTTGGATCTCATGGATCACAAACCGGTGCCTTCACCATTTACGAAGATGAAGGAGATATCAGACACACAATCAAAGATGTAAACGCAGATATACAATTTACAAGCCAAACAGATGGTGGTGGATCGCTGGCAATAGAATTGCCTGCAAGTGGGCCTGTAATTAAATCAACCAGTGCTTATGGTACCAATGCACCAGCCAATCAAAATTTAGTATTAGGCACTGCGGGTACTGGAAAAGTGATCATAGACAATATGTCTTTTGATGGCGAGCAAGGAATAATTGCAACAGACTCATCCAACCAAGATATTACACTTACTCCAAACGGATCAGGTAAAGTTTCGATCAGCGGAATAAAATATCCAACATCAGATGGTTCAGCCGACCAAGTGTTAAGAACAGATGGTTCAGGCAATTTAAGTTTTGTAGCACAATCAGGTGGTACTGCACTAACAGGTTCAACCAACAACACACTTACAACAGTCACAGGAGCCAATGCTATAACAGGTGAAGCCAACTTGACTTTTGATGGATCAACACTTGCAGTCACAGGAGCGGCAACTGTTTCAACCACACTGGGAGTGACAGGTGCAAGTACATTAGACGGTGTAACAGTTACAGATAACACCATAAGTGCAAATGGCTCAAATGCTGATTTAGAAATATCAGCCAACGGCACAGGTGTTGTAAGCCTAAGTTCAGATGGCACATTCTCAAGCCAAGCCACATCAACCTTTACTGATAATTTTGGTGGCATATCAAGAAACAAGGGTGTTCATATGTTTAGAGCAGAAACCATAGGCAGTGCCCTAACATCCAGTTCAGACAGACGACAAGGACACTTGGTGGGACAGCAATACAC